TGGCCGACATCGAGGTGCACGGCCAAGTCGTCGGAGCCCGCGACGTGCGCCGCGCCCTGCGGGGTGTCGAGGCCGAGGCCCTGCACCGGGCCCTGGCCGACACCCGCCGCACCGTCGACAAGGCCATCTTGGCCGCCGTCGAATCCATCTTCAACACCGTCGACACCTCCGGTGCCGGAATGCCCTACAAGCACAACCCGCACACCGACGCCCGCGTGCACACCGGCGCCATGCGCGGCTCCGTCGGCGCCAGGTGGGAGAAGGACGACCCCAGCGGCCTCGTCGTCTTCGTCGGCTTCGTCGAAGGCCCCGACTACACCGTCTTCCAGGAGGAGGGCACAAAGAAGCTCCGGGCCATGGCCTCGCTGGCTAAGGCGCGCGCCATTGTCGAAGACACCCTCGACAGCCACGGCAACCTCGTGGAGGCGACCAAGTGAACGTCTATGAGGTCGACCAGGCGCTCATGGCCCACCTGCGGGGGATCAAGGGCCTGACCGTCGTCGAGGACGCCGTGCCCGGCGGGGCCGAGGAGAAGAACGTCTACGCCGTCTTCTTCGGCGGCGACCTCACCCCCCGGGCCAAGGCGGTGTCGATGGCCTCACCAAGATACTCGGCCATGATGCACACCTTCGCCGTCATGGTCGCCGCCCGCACCGCCTCCGTGCGCAACGCCGTGCGCGAGGAGGTCCGCTCCAGGCTCGTGGGCTGGAGCGCGCCCGGTGTCGGACAGGTCCGCGAAACCGGGCAGCTCAACTCCTACGGCGACACCGACGCCACCATCCAACCCCTCAAATATGCTTGCTACATGACGTTCCAGACCATGATCAGCGAGGCCGTCTGATGCCCCGCTACAGAACCCCGGAGGGGATCGTCGTGGAAAAGGACGAAGGCTACGCGCAGACGCTGCCCTCTCTGTTCGAGCCCGTACCACCCGACACCCCCCTGTCGCCACGAGAGTGCTGCGGGGGGACCGGGTGGATCGTGAACGGCCGGGTGGTCCATCCCGGCGACCCTGTCAACTCCAAGGAGGAGAACAACCATGGCAGCTAGCGCCGGAACCAAGATGATGCCCGGCAACATCACCATCTGGTGGGTGCCCATCGAGAAGGCCGCCACCCCGACCGAGGCCCTCAAGGCCGCCACCCTGAAGGACCCCGCCGTCATCAACCTCTCGTGCGCCATCGTCACCGGCTTCACCCTCAACGCCACCGACTCCGAGACGGACTCCACGGCGTCGATCTGCGACACCGCGGGCGTGTCGACCCCCACCCGCGACGCCTACGAGGCCAACCTGACGTTCTTCCGCCAGGACCTGGCCGCCGCCGACGCCACCACCTCGGTGTTCACCAAGGCCTACGAGGCGTTCAAGAAGGGCGGCGCCAAGGCCAACAAGCGCGGCTGGCTGGTCAAGCGCGTCGGCTACCCGGTCGACACCGAGCCCGCCAAGGACCAGGAGGTCTCCATCTTCCTGGTCATGCCCGACAACCCGCAGGACGTGTCGTCCGACGCCACCACCCCCATCCAGTTCACTGTGCCCTTCCTGCCGCAGGGCACCATGATCCTCAACGAGAAGCTCACCGAGTGACCGTCTGACGGATACACTTAACCCGGGTTCGCAAGGACCCGGGTTTTGTGTTGACTTCAAGGAGGCCCGCTGCCATGGCTGACGACGACAAGAAGACGGCGAACACGGACGAGGAGAAGGAGGAGGGCTTCGACCTCGGAGCCGCCCTCGACGGCGTGCGCCAGGCCACCAAGACCGTCAAGATCTACCTCGACGCCGACGCCGCAGACAAGGCCTTCCAGCTCAACGGCGCCCTCCTGGAGGCCCGCGCCGACGCCAAGGACGGCGTCGAGCAGGTCATGTCGATCGCCGAGGAGGTCCCCACCGTCCGCCTGGAGCGCGAGCTCAAGGAGGCCATCGCCGCCCTCGACGATAAGGCCATGACCTTCCGCATGCGGGCCCTGGCGTCCAAGGAGATGGACGTCATCCGCAATGTCGTCGTCAACAAGGTCAAGGCCCCCCGGAACCAGAACGAGGAGGCCGCCAACGAGTTCCGCCGCGAGAGGCAGGGCGTCCTCAATGAGTACTTCCTGTCGCACTCCGTCATCGACGTTGAGTTCTGCGGCAAGAAGCGCACCGGCCTCAGCCTTGACGAGGCCAAGAAGCTCCACGAGACCCTGCCCGCCACCGAGTGGGACCGGCTGACGGAGACCTTCCTGGAGGCCCAGGCGGCCCTGAGCGCCATGCAGCAGGTGATGGGCGACCCCACGTTTCGTTGGGCCGTGTCTGACGACGCCGCTTAATCAGCGCTACCTGCTGGCGATCTCAACGGCCGTCAACAACCACCTGCCCCCCACCCTGTACCTCGGCGGGTGGGGCGCGTACGGGCGCACCATCCCCCGGTGGGACGACATCGCCGGGGGCTTCATCGCCGAGCACCTGCCCCAGGACTTCCGCACTCCGCTGGACATCGCCCTGGAGCTGGGCTACGCCTTCTACAAGCAGTCGATCTGCCAAAAGTGTGGTACGCCCGCCTGGTACGGGCGATCCACGGACTCGCGCATCGACTTCGAGACCGAGGACATGGTGTGCTACGCCTGCCAGCACCTGGAGCAGGAGGAGAACTCCGAGGGCCGTAAGGGCGAACGCAAACCCGGCGTCACCAAGGTTGTTCGGCCCGTCGGGGTGAAGTACGAGGCGATCGGGCGCCAGGACCCCCTGCCTCCGCCGTGGGAGACGGTTCGCGCCCTGTAGCCCCGGGCTAGAATGTTTCACGGGCGAACGAACGAAAGGGGCAACCATGGCCGGAATGGGCGACCTCGGGTTCAAGGTCTTCGTCGACGCCTCCGGGGCCACCCAGGGCGCCAACGAGTACGAACAGGCCGCAGCGCGCGTCGCCAGGGCCACGCGTGCCATGGCCCAGGCCGCCAAGGGCGCCAAGTCCGCTGTACTCCAGAACGCCGTGTCGGGACGCGGCGGCGGCGAGTACAAGACCATGATGAAGCAGATCGACGCCTACAAGGGCCTGATCGACGTCACCCGGAAGCTCGCCGCCGCCAAGCGTGAACTCCAGGATGTCGACATCAAGCAGGCCGCGCAGGACGTCCATGAGGCCGTCAAGGCGATGGCCCAGATCACCAAGACCACGGACTATCTTGGCAGCCCCCAGCTGAACAAGGTCAAGGAAATGGTCGAGATGTACTCTCGACTGGCCACCGCCGCCCGCGACCTGGCCAAGGCCAACCGGGAACTCGAAGCCTCCCAGCCCAAGGCCGCAACCCCCAGGGCCAGCGACACCGGCACCGCCACTACGAACCGCGAACGCCAGATGGCGATCGAGAAGTACAAGTACCAGGCCGGTATCACCAAGCTGAACGTCACCGATAAGACCGCCACGGCGGACGCGGTCGTATGGAGCCTGCGCAAGGAAGCCGAAGCCTACAAGGAGCTCGTTGAGGCCATCGGCAAGGCCGATGCGGCCCAGGAGAAGCGGATCATCAACGCCGGGCTCGATCGCGGCAGGGAGCACCAGCTGGCGCGCGAGGCGGAGGCCAACAGGCGTCTGGCCGACGCCGAGCGTGAGGCGGCCGAGGCGTCGGACCGGGCGCACGCCTTCCGCGTCAACCAGATCGCCGGGATCAACCAGACCATCGACGCCAACAACCGCTACGTCAGCGCCCTGGAGTCCACGCGCTTCGCCGCCCAGGACCTGCGCAACTACCTGTCGATCCTGGCTGCCGGGTTCACTTCCATGTCGGTGGCCTCCGTGGCCGCGGCCGCCTCGCAGGAGAGGGCGTTCGCCGACGTCGCCCGCACCACCCAGATGTCCGCCCAGTCCACCGAGATGCGGGCCCTGTCCGACACCTACCGGCAGCTGTCCACGCAGATCTCCACCACCTACGAGGACCTGTCGTCCATCGGCTCACTCGGCGCCCAGATGGGCATCAGCGCAGACAAGCTCGGCGACTTCACCCACGCCGTCGCCGGGTTCACCACCATCACCGGCACCAGCATCGACAGCGCCACCGAGGCGTTCGGCCGGTTCTTCGAAATGGTTGACAACGCCGGTGTCGAAGCGGACCACTCCTCCGAGCGGTACATGAACTTCGCCTCGCAGGTCGCCGAGCTCGGAGCCAAGTCCGTGGCCACCGAGTCCGAGATCCTCACCATGGCCAACTCGATCGCCGCCTCCGCCGCCTCCGCCGGGATCGGCCAGGACGCCATCCTCGCCTACGCCACCGCCATGGCGTCGCTGGGCATCAAGCAGGAGTGGGCGCGCGGATCCCTCCAGCGCATCTTCGGGTCCATCAACGACGCCGTCGCCGAAGCCGGGGAGGGCATGGACAAGTTCGCCACCGTCCTGGGTATGACCACTGAGGAGGCGGAGAACCTGTGGCGCACCGACCCCTCCACGTTCTTCAACAACCTGCTCACCTCGCTCAACAATGTCACCGACGGCGTCGAGCGTTGGACGGTCATCAAGAACCTGGGTTTCAAGAACACCCGCGACATCCAGCTGCTTCAACGCCTGAGTCTGAACATCGACCTGGTTAACCAGTCCTTCCAGAACTCGGCGGAGGCGTCGCGCAACACCCAGTTCCTCGATAACAGCCTCGCAACCCTCAACGCCACCCTCACCGAAACCATCGCCCGGTGGAAGAACTCGTTGGCCAACCTGGGCGCCTCGCTCGGCGGCCCGTTCATGGCGCCCATCAAACTGCTCCTCAATGGACTCATCGTCATCCAGAACGCCCTGTCGCACCTGGGCGACAGCGGCTTCGGGCGCATCTTCACCGCGGCCGCCGGGGGTGTGGTCATCTTCGGATCCCTTGTCGCCGTCTCCAAGGTCCTCCAGGCCGTCGTCCTCAACATCTCCGCCTCCTACGTGTCCATGCGCTCGCAGATGATCGAGGCGGGCCTGTCGGGGAAGCTGACGTGGGTCAACATCTACAAGCTCATCAAGCAGGCCAACACGGCCCTGTACGAGAACATCGGACTGATGAGAACCCGCACCGCCCTGGAGAAAGCCGACCAGGCCGCCTCGCTGGGCGGGGCCGCGGCGTCGGGGGCCCAGAAGTCCGCCGACGCCATCAAGGGCGTCGGCACCGCCGCCGCCGGGGCCGGGGAGAACATGGGCAAACTGCGCGCCGCGGCCGCCGGGTTCACCACGCAGACGGGGATCCTGGGCAAGGCGCTGGACGGTCTCAAGGGAGTCATGGGCGGCATCGCCTCCATCGGCCCCATGGGGTGGATCGGCATCGCCGCCACCGCCATCCCCATCGCCATCCAGCTCTACAACGAGTGGGCCAACGCGGAGCAGCGGGCCGCGGAGAAGGCCCGCGAGGTGCAGAAGGCGCAAGTGGACGCCCTGGGCGGGGCCGACCGGTTCTCCGAGGCCCTGCTTCAGGACTCTCGGGACGCCGCCGCCGGAAACACCAACGCCTACACCGGCATGATGGTCGCCGTAGACGGATCCGCGGAAGCCACCCGTAAGGGCGCGGACGCCCTCTACTACTGGATCGACGCCTCGGGCAACCTCGTCCAGGCCACCAAGGACCAGGCGCAGGCCATGGGCTATTCGACGCTCGCCATCGGCGAGCACACAGCGGCGCTGTTCAAGGACGCCCTGGCCAACTCCGACGCCTTCAAGGAGTTCACCAACTACGACTTCCAGTGGCTCAAGGACGCGGGCTTCGACTGGAAGGAGTGGGCGCGAATCCAGGCCGAAGAGGGCAAGGCGGGCATCGACCAGTACATCGACACGCTCATCAATGAGCTCCAGGCCAAGGGCGATGAGCTGGAGAAGCAGTTCTTCCAGCAGGACTCCTCACCCCTCGGATCCGCTGGTCGGCTTCTCGGAGGAAACCCGGGGTGGTGGACGAACTCCGACGCAGAGGAGCAGGTGAACCAGATCGAGGCGCAGATCGAGGCGCTTCAGAAGCTCAAGAGCGCTCAGGGGGATATCGCTGATACCGCGTCTACGGCGCTGTCCTCGCAGCAGGCTTTGAGCGACGTCACCCAGGGCCTCACCGGAGACACCCAGGACGCCGCCGACGCCCAGGGCAACCTGGCCGACGCCACCGCCGACGCCGCTGAGGACGCCAAGACCGCCGGGCAGGCGTGGGACGAGTACAAGCAGGCCATTGACACGGTCATCGACTCCGCCTTCGCATTCACCAACGCCGAGGCGGACATGTACTCCTCCCTCGACGCCCTCAACCAGAGCCTGTACGACAACGGCAACTCGTTCGACACGTTCACCGAGGCGGGCCGATCCAACCTGTCCGCCCTCCAGGACTACCTCAAGGCCACCGCCCGGTACGCCGCCGAGACGGCGGAGAACATCGGCCTGAGCGGTGAGGACGCCCAGCGCTACATCGCCGAGTACGTCCTGTCCGCCGTCGACGACCTCAAGGCACAGGGTGTCGACACGTCCTGGGTGGACCAGCAGATGGATCAGGTCATCGGGTCGCTCGGTCAGACGATTGACGGGCCCACCATCGACATGACGGCCATGAACGTGGGGCTTCAGGACGCCGTCAACAACGCCAACCAGGCGGCCGCCGTCATCCAGCAGATCCTGCGCGGTGTCGGGATCTCCACCTCCTCGCGTCCGGGCGGGGGCGTGTCGATCAGCAGCCGCGGCGGCGGCAAGGGGGGACCCCGGGGCCTGGGGTTCGGGAACATCGCCGCCGGTGGTTCGGGCTCCGGGGGCGTGCCCGCCGGCATCAAGCAGATGCAGCAGCGGGGTTTGCGCATGATGGCCCAGACCCAGTTCGGCATCGGCAAGTCGCGCTACCAGTTCACGCCCAAGCAGACCTCCTCCGGCCACGGCGGCGGGGGTGGAGGAGGCGGTGGGGGCAACCGCGGCGGAGGAGGCGGTGGCGGCGGGGACCGCGACTACACGCCACGGTCGCACTCGTCGCGCACGAAGAAGGAGAAGACCCCCGAGGAGATCTTCGAGGACTTCCTCTCGCGCCTGGACAAGGCGATGACCTCCGCCCTGGACAAGTTCTGGAAGAACCAGGACGCCCAGGACAAGTACCACGCGCAGATCAACTCCATGCGCAAGACCATCGAGGACGCCAAGAAGTCCATCGAGGACCTGGGCAACGAGATCTGGGACCTGAACAACACGCTGGCGGAGAAGCAGAACGACCTGGCCAACCAGAAGTACTTCCAGTCGGTGGCCAGGAAGTACGGCGACAACTCGCGGGTGCGCGATATCCAGGTCGACATCGACAAGACCTCCAAGGAGATCGCCGACACCCAGAAGTCGATCGCCGAGAAGACCAAGGAGATCAACAAGACCAAGGAGGGCATGTACGCCCTCCAGGGGTACACGGAGGCGGCCATCAACAACCGGGCCGCCCTCAAGGCCCTCCAGGCGACCATGATCGAGATGATCAACGCCTACGCCGCCTCGGGGGCGTCCACCGAGCAGCTCACCGCGTACACGGCCCAGCTCAAGCAGGAGTTCATCACCCAGGCCACCCAGATGGGCTTCAACCAGAACGAGGTGACCACCCTGTCGGGGGCGTTCGATAACCTCACCCGGACGATCCAGGCCGTGCCCCGCGTCGTCGACGTCGACGTGTCCGACGACGGCACCTCCGACCGCACCGGGTCGAGAATCCGCTCCATGGCGTCCAACGGCGGGGCCGGTTACTCCGCCCCGGTCACCGCCGAGGCGGACACCTGGCGGGCGGGCAAGCAGCTCAGTGACCTGGCCAGGGACCGCACCACGAACGTCTTCGTCAACGTCGTGCGCACGGGGGCCCTGGCTGGTCTGGCCGGGTTCATGGGCCACGCGCACGGCGGCAGGATCCGCGGGCTGGCCGGGGGCGGCGGTGTCGTGGGAGGGTACAAGCGCCGCGGCAACTGGGACGCCGACGACCTGCTGGGCATCAGCCCCCGGGGCGGTGTCGTGGGCATCCAGTCCGGCGAGTACGTCATGCCCCGCTCCAGTGTCGACAAGTACGGGCCGGGCATGATGGAGTCCATCCGCGCCGGGCAGTTCCGCCCGGAGGTCAAGGTCAACAACAGCCCCGGCCCGTCGGGGCCGATTACCATCAACCCCAACCAGATCAATCAGCTGGCCAGGGCGGTGTCGACTGTTCTCAACCTGGACGGCCGGGCCGTGGGGGCGGCCGTTAACAACGTCAACGCCCGCTCCGGGCGGAGGGGGACCTACTGATGACCAACGGTGTCGCGGCCCTGTGGACGGGCCGCCGCTTCGCCTGGATCCCCGCACCCGACGCCCCCGCCTCGCACTCGCTGGTGTCGTGGGGCTCGGCCGACCAGACCGTGGGCGGTTCGACCGTCGTGTCCGCCTCGCACTACGCCGCCCGCACCATCGAGCTGTCGTGGTCGACGTTGACCCGCTCCGAGCTGCTCCTCATCCAGGACATGCTCGCGTGGGCGGGGGAGGACGAGATCCTCTACCGCGACGACATGAACTCCGGAGGCAACATCCTCTCCCCGTTCCTGGGGCGCCCCCACCTGCACTCCGACGAGCTCACGCCCCTGGCCTACGACGACAACGGCGTGGCCCTGGCCAAGACCGCCTCCGTGAACAACGGTCCTCTCAAGGCGCTGGCGTTCACCGGGGCAGCGGCCACCGACGGCAAGACGCATACTTATGCGGAGCGTGTGTTAATTCCCCCGGGGGCCGACATGCACATCGTCGCCTCCGGGGCCGTCACCACCCCCGGTGTCGTCCAGGTCACCGGCGGCATCAACGTCTCACCCGCCGCCGTATCCAGGGTGCCCGGCCTCGACGACGCCCCCCGCGTCGTGGAGATCGTCATCACCGCCCCCACTACCCCCAAGCAGGTTCTCACCTGGGTGCGCGCCGCCTTCAGCGCCAAGGGTGCCCCCGCCCCCAACATCTGGCCCTACGCCACCCCCGAGGGCTTCGGCACTATGCGCGTCGAACCGGGCACGTTCACCATCACCGGAACCAACCCCGCCTACGGGGTGTTCTCCGCCGCCGTCACCCTGCGGGAGGTCTGGCCGTGGCCGTAAGATTCTTCGGCGCCCCCTCAGGGGTGGGCTCCTGGTCCTACGACGAGGACGCCGTGTCTCTCGACCGGTCCGAGTCGCCGTCGGGCACCGCCACCGTCACCGTCGGCGGCCCCGGCGCCAAAACCCCCGCCGACCTCACCCCCCTGCTGGGCAGGAACCTGATCGTCGTATCCACCGACCACGGCCGGTCCGACATGATGATCACCGACATCACCATCGACGACGACTCCTGGTCGATCACCGGCGGATCCGGCCTGTCGGCCCTCAACCAGGTCGGCACCATCAACCCCCAGCACCGCATCGACCTGCCCACCCTCATCGGCCGCTGCTACTTCGCCGTCAACTACGAGCCCGTGCCCGAGGTCGTCGTCGACGAGCGACTGGCGGACCAGCGCTACAACATGCCCGGCGGACGCGACAACATGTGGGCCATGCTGCGCAGGTTCCTGTCCGCCAACGCCCTGGACATGGCCTGGTCGGGCCGCAGGATCGTCTTCACGCCCCGGCCCGGACGCACCGTCTACCTCCAGGACCGCCCCACGTCCTCCACGCTGAGCGTCGAGGACGGCCAGCGGGCCAAGGAGGTGCGCGTCAACGTCTACCACCGCACCTCCTTCGGCGTCGGCGCCCAGGCCCAACGCGCCCTCGTCTATCCGGCCGCCCCCACCAAGTACCCGGGGGCCGACGTGACCTACGGCGACGACGGATCCTCCGTGCTCACCGTCGGCTCCGGGGAGCGCACCGTCGCCACCCTCCAACTGTCCGCCGAAGTGTCCTCGATCAACCAGCCCACCCCCGTGGCCCGCATCCCCTTCAAGAACGGCACCCCGGACGTGTCCGCCCTGGGCAACGGGCGCTACGTCGTCGTCGGCAAGGACAACAAGCCGATCATGCCCGCCCAGTGGAACGACATGGGCGGCGGCATCACCGTCAAGCTCAACGACGACCGGCGCTCGGTCACCGTGATCCTGTCGGGAATGAACTACGAGCACCTGGCCCCCTACCGGATCTGCGAGTCCGACGGCAAAGTCGACCACCCCGCCCTGTACTTGTTCGGCTGGGGCGGCATGCACGTCGACGTCGAGACGATCAGCCTCATGACGGGGGCGAAGGGCACCGACGACGTCATGAGCATCGACAACCCCGCCATCGACACCCCCGGCAAGGGGTGGGCGGCCGCCCAGGCCGCCGCCGACGTGCGCGTGGGCTCCACCGTCTCTCTCCAGTGGAAGGGGGCGCCGCCCGCGGGCGACCAGACCTTCGGCGTCCTGGGTGGGTGCAGGTTCTACTACAAGGGCCACTGGTGGCGCATCGAGTCCGTGTCGGTGGGCGACGGCGGCGTGTCGCTCCAGGCCGCCAGCCACCCCCTGTTGTCCGACTACGCGCGCATATACCCCCGCGTAGGCGACCTGCCCATCGCGGGGCGCACTCTGCGCGACCTGTCCACGATCGGAGTCCTGTGATGGCGTCGTTCGCCGCATCCGTGTTCCCCGCCTCCAACCTCTCACCCCAGTCGCAGCAGTGGCGCGCCGAGGTGGAGAGGCGCGTGTCGATCCTGGAGGACCGCGACACCTCCGCCGACGCCCGCCGCATCATGGGGCGCTGGACCGCCGCCATCGGATCCGTCGGGGGCCTGGAGGACCGGCTGGGAAGCCTCCAGTCCCTGGCTGAGGCGGCCGACGCCAAGTCTGACGATGCCGTGTCCTGGCACGAGGTGGCGCCCGTGTCGCCCGGCCCCGGCGTGGAGGACCCCGACATCCCCGTTAACCCCAACGCCACCTGGTACGTGTGCGAGCTGTCCAAGGAGGGCGGTGTCGACAAGGACCGCGTCAAGGAGGTGTGGCAGTGGTCGCCTCCGGGTGTCGACGGAGACGACGACGGCAAGTGGGTGCAGCAGCACTGGGGGACAGACACCCTGGGCGAGGGGGCCGTCGACTACAAGCACCTGGCCGCCGCCGCCAAGGGGGACTTGGAGGCGGCCGTCGCCTTGAAGGGGCGCTTCGACACGCTGGCCGCCTCGTACGAGCAGACGAAGGCGGACCTGGAGCAGGCCAAGACGGACCTGAAGAAGTTCTCCGCCAACGCGAAGGACGTCATCATCTCCGGCACCGAGCCCACCGGCGCAGATCGCAAGCCGGGGAACCTGTGGGTGTCGACCGCCGGGGGCACCACGAAGCTCTACGTCTTCGACGGCGTCAAGAACGCCTGGGTCCTGGTCGAGGGCGATGATGCCGCCCAGGCCGCGGCCGCCGCCGCCGAGGCGCAGAAGAAGGCGAAGGAGGCCCTGGACAAGGCGCAGGCCGTGGAGGACATGGCCACCGCCGCCAAGCTCGCTGCCGAACGCGCCCAGAAGTCCGCCAATGGGAAGAACACGATCTTCTACCAGGCCAATAAGCCGTCTCTCAACGGGCGCACCGAGGGCGACCTGTGGTACGACACGGACGACAACTACAAGATGTATCGGTACTCGGCGTTCGCCGACGACTTCGTCGAGGCGGGACTCAACGCCGGTGACCTGGAAGGGCAGGTCAAAGGGGCCACGGCCACCGGGATCTGGAACCAGGCCCTCGACGCCGGGGCCCCCCAGGCCAAGCCCATCACCGGGCCGATGATCGCCCCCGGTTCGATCACCACCCCGCACGTGCAGGCACTGGACGCCGGGGTCATCACCTCCGGGTTCATCGGTTCCGACCGCATCGCTGCCCGGTCCATCACCGCCGCCCAGATGGCCGCCGGGACCATCACCTCGCAGTCCGGGGTGATCGGCAGCCTCGACGCAGGCGACATCAAGACCGGGTACATCGCCGGCGACCGCATCGACGTCAACACGCTGCGCGGCAAGCTCATCGAGAGCGGCATCGTGCGCGGCGGCTCCATCGAGGGCGGCGTCATCCGGGGCTCGGTGTTCACCACGACCACCAACGGCCAGGGGAACAGGGTGCAGATCGACTCCAACCGCGGCGTGACCGTGTGGGAGGGCAACCAGATCAAGGCGCAGCTCAGCCCCACCCTGGCCAACGGCCTGGCCGTGTTCAACCCCAACTCCCCCAACATCGGCGGCCTGCCCACCTCGGGGCTGGTGGAGGTCTCCTCGATCATCTTCGGCGCCCAGTTCCAGTTCCGCCGCAACCCCACGACTGTCAACGCCGCCTCCGACGGGTGCGTCGCCTACTCGTGGTCCTTCAACGCCCCCTCCTCGGGGCGGGCCATCATCATCGCGTCGATCAACTGCATGTCGGGGGCTCAGAACCCCAACCAGCGGGCGTTCTTCATCCTGCGCAACCGGGACTCGGGTTCGTGGGTTGAGACCGGCTACGTGTACAACAGCTACGGGTGGCAGTCCGACATCCCCATGTTCATGGGCATGGCCACGGGCCTGCCCACGTCGGGCAAGTGCACGATCTGGACGAAGCTGGGCATGCGCAACAATGGGGCCAACTACATCGGCTGGGGTTCGGACTTCGCCTCCGCCCTGTTCATCCCCTGCTGACACGGGAAGAGGGACAATAGGACCATGACGGGAACCGACCGCAACGGAATCTACACGTACTCGGGCGACGACACCGCCGCGGACTGGCCCACGCTGCTCAACCTGGGCGTGTCCTCCGTGTCGAACGTGATCTCGAAGCTGCGCCAGTCGTCCATATACAAGGCCAACAACGCCGCCGCCGCCAACACCCTGCGCGACACCCTCGTCGCCGCGGGCATCACGCCCACGGCCACCGACCCCATCCTCATCTACCTGACCTCCAACGGGCAGATCATCGCCTGGGACGGGGCCACCTGGAAGGCCGACGGATCCAACATCACCTCCTGGCTGATCACCGGTTCGGAGGTGGCCACCCCGGCCACGCCGATCACCAACGCCATCCTGGCGGGGCGTCGCGGCGAGGCCAGCCGCTTCCGGGAGGAGTGCGGCACGACGGTGTTCCGCCAGGGCGCCCCGCCGGACCAGAAGTGGTCGGGGTTCATCCCCCTGTCGAGGAAGTACACGGGCATCGCCACCGCGATCCTGAGCAACGGCAACGCCTTCCAGTTCGGGGGAGTGATCGGCGCCGCCGGGTGGGGGTGGGACAAGGCCCGCAACAACGACGGCCAGATCGTCCGCATCCCCTACTACGCCCGAGGCGTGAAGGCCGGGACGTGGGTGACGATCAACTACGTCGTCAAGGGCTGGGAGGCGTGAGTCTCATGTACATACCCCACCCGCCCTGGGCCAACACCCTCGACCGGGGCCTGCGCGCCGTCGGCTACCTGGCCCTGTCGGTGTTCTCCATCCGGGAGGCCGGGCTCATGCCCTACACCCCGGATGCGGCCATCTGGTACAACCTCGCCGTCCACATGGTCCTGGCCGCGACAGCCGGCGGCTGCGCGCTCGCCTGCCTGACCGGACGCTCGCAGGCGGAGATGGTCATCCTGCCCCTCGTCCTGGGCTGCGCGTCCGCCTCCTGGATCCTCGTCGTATCCGCCCACGGCCTGGGCGCCCGCAGCGCGCTGCTCCTGTCCGTCGTGTTCCTGCTGTCCGCTAGAATGAACTGGCTGCGGTGGCTCAGACACCGCGCCATAATCCTCACCGCGCTACGCGATCGCGACGGCAACGGCACAGACAGGGGGTGATCGCTTGACGCCCCTGCTCACCACGGTGGGGTCCGTCATCGCCCTCCTCACCTCCGCCCTGGCCGCCTGGGGCTCCTGGATCAAAGTCAGCTCCGACCGCAAGCGGGGCGTCGGAGAGGCGGAGATGGCCCGCTCCAGGTTCGGCTTGGAGAGCCTCCAGGCGGCCCTGAACACGAAGGACACGATCATCGCCCAGTACCAGGAGGAGAACAACCGCCTGCGCATCGAGGTCCACGACCTGAAGGTCGAGGTCGAGCGCTTGCAGCGGCGCCGCAGGAGCAACTGAGCCGGAACACAAAAAAAAAGCCCGCCCTCCTCCCCGAAGGAAGAAGGGCGGGCCTCTCGTCGGCTACCTCGACATGCGCTCCAGCAGGCCCTTCAGGCGAAGAGTCATGGCGCAGTAGTGGTAGAGGTGGCGTGCGGCGTCGCGCACGTCGTCGGCGTCGGGCTGGTCCACGGAGCGGCCGGTCGGCCAGAACCCGAGTGCCTTGAGCGTGGCGTCGCGGACCAGCGTCTTGGCCTGCGTCGGCGTCTGGTAGACGATCGGCCGCTTGTCGTAGATGTAGTCCATGATCGCGTTGACCTTCACCGGAGTGAGGTCGGCGAGGAACTGGTTGTGCGGGCGCAGGTCGAAGCGCTCGCCGACGACGACATCCGGCTTGTAGCACCAGATGGCGCCCTTGAGCGTGAACGCCGTATCGGTGTGGCTCTGGGCGGTGAACTGGTCGTACTCGACGATCTCGACGTCGTCGCCGTCGACAGCCCCCAGGACCCACCCGGTCGACACCCCCGGGTCGTAGGCGAAGATCCTGGTCACAGCGTGCTCACCACCAGCCAGGCCGTGAGGGCGGCGGCCGGGATGGCCAGCACTCTGACCACGACACCGACGGACCCCCCGAGCGCTTCGGCGATCTCATTCAGCGAGAACGAGAACATGAATGCCGCGGTGAATGCGAGTGCGTACTTCATCGTCCGCCTCCGTAGAAGCAGTACGAGGCGAGCACGATGAGCGCCGCGATCGGCACCTCAAAGAAGTTGAAAACCCTGCTGACCGTGTCCTCCCGCTCCCTTGAGGTGATGTCGAAGAGGAAGGAGAGGGGGGCCGTGCCCGCCAGGGCGATGATGACGTCCTTCATCAGCCCCTCACCGCCACGATCAGTCCGAACACGACGAGGAGCGCCGACGTGCAGGCGATAGCCCTGAACCACCACTTGGAGAAGCCCTCCGCGTGGCCGTCCTCGGTGAACATGTACCCGGCGCTGAAGAAGAACATCGGCAGGGTCAGGAGCCAGTAGCCGAACCATCCTCCGGCGCTCATGCCTCGATCACCACCGCGTCCTCGCCCCGCAGGTCCCTCGGCTCAGCCTTGCGCCAACGCCCCGAACCTCGGGCGTGGGAGGCGACAGCCCGGCACACGCTCGCCCGGGCGGGGTCGCAGCCCTCCTTGCCCCGGTGCCACGCCAGGACGGGGACGTCGCCCTTCTCGAACCACACCCGGGTCAGGGCCCGTAGCATGGCGGCCAGACCGCAGGCCCGGGAGCGCCGGACCCGCTCCGTTTCGGCCCGGGGGTCGAAGGGGGCGGGCGACCAGATGATGTCGAACTCGTTGACACCGCCCCACAGGGCCTGCCCGCCGACGTTGTCGATGATGTGCACGCCGTTGGGGTGCATCTCGATGCGGATCGCAACCTTGCCGCCGCGGCTCACGAGTGGTTCCTCCGCTCGGTGTCGACGATGATGCGGGCGCACCAGGCCAGGGCCATGGCGGCCACCTGGATGAGCTCGTCGCGCAGGTTCCCCGCGTGGCCGACGGGGGTGTCGGCGTCGGGGGTCAGGGCGCGGGCGACCTCGCCGACCTCTTCGGCCAGGATCACGAACTTCATCTGCTCGGTCACCTCCGGGTTGAAGGGGGTGAGCCCGTGGTGCTTGTCGTAGGCGCGCTGGTACTCGGCGACGACATCGCCCTCCAGGATCCTGCGAGCCCGGCCCCGGCGTCGGCGCAGGCCGTGCAGGGACGTGCCGTCGGTCTTCTCGTCGAGGTAGGCGATCCACAGGGCGGCGCGGGCGGCGGTGGCGGTCAGGGTGAAGCGCTTGGCCCCGCTGCTCCAGGCGGCCGAGGTCAGGAACATGATCTCGGACAGGTAGTTGTAGGGGTTGACGGTGTTCTGGCCCACGTAGTCGATCTCGTCGACGGCGCGCTCAACGGCCGGGTCGATGTCACTCATCGGTGTTCTCCTTCTTGTTGTTCTCGGCCTCGACCTGTGCGGACAGGCGGCGGATGGCGTCGACGGCCTCGACACGGGCGTCGTCGAGCAGGGACAGGCCGTACTGGGCCCGCATCAGGTTCAGGCGGGCGGGTGAGGGCCACGGCGTGGTACGCGGCTCGTACCAGCGGATGTCGCCGTCGTCGTCCTCATGCGGGATCGAGTAGTGCAGCAGGTTCCCCTCGACGAACAGCAGGTCCTTGTGGGCGCTGACGTCTGCCAGGTCCACTCCGATGTCGCGGAGCACGAGGTGCGCGTCGACGATGAGGTCGATGTCGGCCACGAGGGGCATGGACGACGTGTTCATGGTGGCGCGGATCTTGCGCTCCAGGTACCAGCGGGCCTTGAGCAGGTCGTCCGTGATGGACGCGCCCTTCTTGCGTCCGGCCCGGCACGCGTACTTGACGACGTTGCCGAGCATGAAGTCCAGGTGGTCGGTGATGTCGGCGACCTGGGCGCCGTTGGACCACCCCAGCGTGTAGTGGGGCGGGTGGTTGATCATGTCGTCGGACATGGTTCCTCTCTTTCTTGTCATTCCTTGTGGTACCGCTGGCAGGTGTAGCCGGCGGCCTTGATCACGAGATCGTCGTCGGCCCAGTAGGGCGGGCGGCACATGATCTCGGACACTTCGGTGATAAGTACGCTCTCGTCGAGAGTGCGCTTGTCTTGGGGGATTTCGCAGACGACCTCGTCGTGGATGTGGGTGACGACGGGCCAGCCCGCTTCTTCCAAGTTGCGCAGTGCTTGGACGAGGATGTCGCGGGCGACGGCCTGCACGATGTTCTCGGTGATGATTCCGCCGTGCAGGGGCTTGTAGGGGACCCTGGCCCTGTCGCCCCCGGTGTTGAGGACGTGGGGCACGAGGCGGGCGGGGCCCAGCGGGGTGCCGTCGACGTCGAGGGGCTGCTTCCAGCGCCGCGTCAAACCGCGGTAGACGATGGGCCTCTTGGAGGGCAGCCACACGTAGCGATCCTGCCCCTTGGCCTCGATGCTGACCAGGCCGGTGTCGACGGCCCCGCCGGTGCCCAGGATGCGCTCCAGCTGCGACCAGAAGCGGCGGATAGCGGGGGACTGGGCCCTCCAGATGTTCACGATCTCTTGCAGTCGTTTGCGAAGAATATTTTCAGGTGTATTCTTGGGGAGGATATTCCGGCCGCCCATAGCGATCATTGCCCCAATACCGCCTTTGAATTGCAACGCGAGGCTCGCAACCTTGCCATGCTGCCGATCGAAGCCCTTTTCAGGTCCCCCGAGTTTAGCAGCAGTGGCAACGTAAATGTCCTCGTCGTTGCGAAAAGCGTCAATCATCCACTGCTCATTGGCTAGCCATGCCATGACCCGGGCCTCGATCGACGAGTAGTCGCACACGACGAACGGCCCCATGAGCAACGGGCGGATCAGCTTCTTCAACTCCGGGGAGGGGACCGAACCACCCTCCAGCAGCCGCCCCACCGCCCTCTCCTCGGCGCCGGTGTCGTACCCTCCGTCCTCGGCCTTGAAACCGTCGCGGGCCAAGTTCTGGAACTGGATGAGCCGACCGGCGAACCGGCCCGTCGATGCGCCGAAGTACTGCATCGTGCCCCGCAGGCGACCGTCGTCGTTCGTGGCCCGGATGGCGGCGGTGAACTTCGCCGCGGCCGACACCGCGCACTCCTGACGAAGCGTGAGCACCCTGCGAACGTCGTCGGGGATCTCGCCCTCCAGCAGCTCCTTGACCGTGTCCTTGCGCAGGTCCTCCGTGTCGACACCCCGTCCCTTCAGCCACGCCCTCAGCTGGGCCACCGAGTTGCCGTTGTCGACACCGGCGATCTTGGCGATCTCCTTCAGCGCCTCGGCACGGTTGTCCTTGAAGCAGCGCTCAGCGGCCTCGGCCAGCGCGGTGTCGACACGAACGCCCCGGTCGTTGATCCGCTGGTCCACCTCGTAGACGGCGCGCTCACCTCGGGGGAAGTCGCGTCCGAGCATTTTGGCAGCCTGACGCATGGTCTCCACGTCCTGGTCGCAGTAGGCGCCGAATGCCGCCCAGTCGTCGGGCCGCTCGGCAGGGTCAACGTGTTGACCCTGCCGGTTCGGCTTGGAGAACAGGTTGATGAGCCGGGTTCCGGCCTCGTCCTTCTCCTCGGCGCCCATGGCCAGGGCGAAGTCCTTCAGGGAGGCGGGCAGCCCCCACGCCCGTGCGAGGGCGGCGGTGTCGAAGAACTGTTCGGGCGGCAGGAACTTCTTCCGACTCTTGAGCCTCGACAGGTTGATGCGCTCGAAGGAGGCGTTGTGGGCGATCTTGAGGACCTTCTTGTCGAACAGGCCGGGGATCTTGAGGATCTCCTCGTGGCCCTCGGCTCGTTGGACAGGGCCATCATTGAGAGCCCAGGAGCACATGAGGATCCGCCAGTCCGGGTGCTCCGTATACTTATACACTCCGGCTTTTGCCAGGTCGACGGGCGAGTAGGTCTCAATGTCGATCCACAGGATGTCCTGGCCCTCACCGTGCATCCGCCACGGCGCCCCGCCCGTCTCCGAGGCGGTCACCGTCCAACGGCCCTGGAGGACGAGCGGCCAGATCTCGTCGAAGCCGCCGTCGGCGGGGGCCGTCCAGGGCCCTTCGACACCGAACAGTCCGATGGTCGGGCGGCGGGGGTCCAGGGGCCAGTTGGTTCCGGCCAAGTCGATCGACTTGCCCATAGCCGACTTGATGTCGCACAGCACTCCGATTTGCTCGTCGGTCAGGTCACGGGGGTCGGGCACCAGGAACACGGGCTCGGCGGCCCAGAAGTCACTCACCGTCGGCCTCCTGCTCCTTGAGACGGCGGCGCTCCTCGCCCTTGACCCGCCACGGCATCTCACCGACCTTCTGGCGCACCTCGAACTTGGGGCGGAAGTCGATGTTGTCGGGCCCCCACGGCCGGGCGCTGTCGGGCCGCATGAACGACCAGCCGTCCATGTCGTCGAACGGGGGGAGGTTGAAGTTGGACAGGATCCAGTTGACGGCCTCCGTGCCGTTGGCCCAGGTCATGCCCCCGGGGCTCTTGCGCCAGTTGTCGGTCCGCTTGAGCAGGGACTTGCGCAGGCGCAGGTCGCTCGCGGCCCGCTGGCGCCCCTTGGCCCGGATGCCCGCCTTGCACCCGCACAGCGGCCCTTCGAGCAGCCCCGACGCGGACGCCTGGCTGTGCCGCCCGCAGAAGACGCACTCGATGTTGAACACGGCGCCCTTGGCGATGGTCCACCCCGCCGGGTCGAGGGACGTGATGCGCCAGTCGCCGAAGCGGTGGTCGAGCAGCGCCCCCAGGAGGGGGTGGGGTGAGTAAGTGGTTCGAGTTGTCATGGTTCTCTCTCTCTTCTTGTTGTGTTGGTTTGCTATGCGTCGGTTACGGTCCGGGCGGTGTAGAGGACCTCGCGGTCGCCCGGGCGTTCGGGGTTGGGCAGAATGTCCCGCAGGGTTCCCTTCTTCTGGCAGTGCATGAGGATCCGGGTGATCTGCTCGGGACCGTCGAACTTGTTCTGGAACTTTGTGACCAGGGCGGCGTACGACACCCTATGGCCGGGCTGGGAGGCGACCCACTGCTCGACGTCGGAGACCATGCGGGAGAACCCGTTGGAGTCGACCTGGTTGACCAGGGCCTCGGCGCATCTGGCCCACGTTCCGGCCAGGTCGATGGCCTTGACGACGTGGCGCAGCTCGATGGTGTCCTTCATCTCCGTCATGGCCAGCAGGGCCGCCACCCGCAGGGCGGAGAACGACAGCCGCTCGCAGGTGGGGAACAGGGCCACGGCGTTGAGCGGGTGGTTGGCGGCCAGGAATGTGACGTCGTAGGCGAAGCGCTTCCAGCGCTCCAGGGCGTCCTGCTCGCACTTGAGGGGCACGCGCAGGTCGTCGAAGGGCCCCGAAACGGGAACAGCGGCCTGGAAGCCCTTGTCCCAGTGCTTGACCACGGAGGTCAGGTGGTGGATGAGCATGTCGCGCACCTGGTCGACACGGGCCCGCTCACCCGTACGCCACGCGACGTCGTTGGCGCCCGGGTCGAAGCCCTCACGGGAGTCGACGACGACCAGGCACCGGGGTACGAAGCCGGAGATGATGCGCTCCATGGTCAGGTAGCGGGCGGTGAGGTCGAAGATGCCGGTTCCGTAGAACGACATCTGGTGGTCGACACCGCCTTTGCGGGCCAGGCCCCCGGTCTTGCGCAGGATGGCTGGCACCCTGCCATCGTAGATCTTGGTGAGCATGGGGATGAAGGAGGCCATGTAGGAGCCCTTGCGGGAGGCGGCGGCGAAGGTGTCCTGGACCTCGTCGACGCTGAGCAGCGTGGACAGGCGGGGCAGGTCGCCCAGCCATTCTTGGAGGGCTTCGGCGGTGGCGTCCTCGGGGGCCTCGTAGCCGCCGCTGTCGACACCGCACTCTTCAGCCACGTCGTTCAGGACGCCGCGGGCCAGGCGCAGGGCGGTGCTCTTGCGGGACTGGGTGGTGCGCCCCAGGACCAGCCAGTACAGGTTGAGGCCCATGTCGGTGAAGGTGAGCGGAAGCTTGGCGTAGCGCGACAGGAGGGCGGAGAGCATGGCCAGGCCACCGGCCACGGAGAACTCCCACGGGGCTTGCGGGGACTTGTGCCCCACCCATGAAGTGAAGGCGTCGATGAACGTGTCGTTGATGGGCTGCTCCTCGGGGTGGAGGAATTGGACGCGCGTCCAGTACAGGCCGTTGGCGTCGGCGTCGAGCACGGAGGGAAGGCGGTCGACGAGCGCTTCGGGTGAGGATTCGTCGCCGAACTGGTTGACGCCTTCCAGGGGGGTGAGGCCGAGGACGCGCAGGATGTCGGCGTCGTCGTCCATGATGAAGTCTTCGCCGTCGTGGTACTGCCTCCACCTGGCGGCGTCGCGCTGCACCTGCACCCACAGGTCGATGTCGGGGCGGTTGTCGCGCCGGTACTTGTTGCAGGCGGCCTCGTGCAGGACGAGGTAGCAGGAGCGGGCGTCGAACCCGGCCTCCATGAGGATGCACTGGAGGTGGTACATGCGGGCGGACCAGTCGTCGCCGATCTCGGGGCGGATCATGAACAGGTCGTTGGCGACGGAGTTGTTGACGAGGGCGAGCAGGCGGTAGATCTCGTTGGGGTCCTGCTCCTGGGGGACCTTGGAGTCGAGCTCCTCCTGGGAGAGGGGTTCGGCCGGGGGGTAGTGGGCGGCGAACTCGGCGACGGTGACGGCTTCGCCCTCACGGGGGATCTCGACCAGGTCGACACCGCCCGCCCCTCTTCTCCTGACGGTCTCCTCGGAGTACTGGGTGACGCGGAATGGCGCGCCGTATTCTGGCTTGGTGTTGTAGGACCAGGGGACGCGCAGCATTTTGGCCAGGGGCCAGCCGCGGTCCATGCCGTCGGCGGCATGAGCGTTGTACAGCCCGTGCGACAGGTCCTCCATGTCGTTGTTCGACAGGTCCTCGGCGTCGAGGAACCGCCAGTACCCGTGCCAGTGCCCTGGACTGGTGCGCACGAACGTGGTGGGGAGGATGGCGAGCTTCGAGGGGTCCATGTCGTCGCCGTCGCAGTAGACGACGTCGCAGCGCAGCACGTTGGCCTTGGTGGCGTGGCGGGGGTCGGTCAGGGAGGGCGGCTGGGTGAACGTCATGGGCTTGAAGTAGACGTCGCTACTGCCGTGGGCTTCGACGTAGCGCCCCATGGCGGCCTTCTCGTCGGGCCAGGAGAACCACTTGAAGACGGTGAGCCGCCCGAAGGGGTCTTTGGTGATGATGGGCACCCAGCCGGGTGTGTCGGGCAGTACCTCCTCGAAGAAGGCCATGGTTCTCTCTTCCTCTTCTTCCTTCTCTCGTGCGGGACGACGGGGCCCCGGCGCCGTCAGTCTAGCGGCGACGGGGCCCGGCCATCAGTACGACGTGAGCTCGTCCAGGACCCACTGGAGGAGCTTGCGGCTGAAGGGCTTGGGGGACCTGGCGGCGAACACGATGAGGCCGATGTCGGAGATGACGGCGCCCCTCTGCCGCCCGCCCCCGGTCTCCACGTCCAGGTACTTTTTGTCGTCCTCGTTCACGGCCCGGGTCAGGGCGAATCCGTCGCGGTACCCCAGAGCCCTGGCAAGGTCGGAGGCGGCGTACCAGAGGTGATTGTCGTCGAGGTAGGTGCGGATGACATGCCCCTCGTAGTGCATGTTCCAGGCTCGGTCCATCACTTCTTCTCCTTGTTCTTCTTGGCTTCCTTCTTCTCCGGGAAGCCGTTCGCGTAACTCTCGCTCCAGGCGCGGTCGAAGATCGGGCGGTCGGTCTCGGTGTAGGCGCAGACCTCGCGGACCTGACCGGAGGGGGTCTCGTCGAAGCGCTTGCCGGGCTCGACACCCCGCTCGGCCTTGTAAGCCTTCTTGACGTACCGGCCGAAGGCGGACGCGAAGCGCGTCACCTCGTCTGCGGTGGCGCCCTTCCCGCGCAGGTAGTCCTGGATGTACAGGGGCCGGGCGCTCGCTTCGATCTCGGGCGTGTCGCCCATGGCCCTGGCGGCGACGATCCTCGCCTTGGCCTCCAGGTAGTCCTTGGCGATGATGTTCTTCAGGATGTCGAGGACGCGGGCCTGGGTCTCGAAGCTGGTTGTTGTGGTCGGCGTCACTCCGGGCAGGCTGTATGAGCCCTTCTCCCTGATCGACGGCAGCACCTCCTCGGTGATCCAGGCCTGGAAGGCGAGAGCCTCCGGCTTGTCGCTTCGGAGCACGACGCGGTACATGCCGGACTCGCTGACGATCGTGGTGTCCTGGATGCGCCCAAGGCTGTCGGCGATGGGGTAACTCGAAGTGACCCCATCTCCAAGCCGCGACACCACCTGGCCCGGGTTGCTCAGGTGGAGCACGCTGCACAGGTCAACAAGCACGAACCAGGGCTTGCCGTCGATCCACACGGTTCGAACGGGGGCATCCTTGTACTGAAACGGGATCAGTGTTGCGTCGGTCACAGTTGTCCTCTCTTTCTTGATGGTCGGCCGGGGCCTCTCGGTCAGCCCCGATGGCGCCTACGCTACTCTAGCGGTACGGGGCCCGCAAGCCGTATGGCGAACGTGCGAAGGTCTACGAACGTGATCCAGCCCTCATCTCCACAATGCGGAGACCCTCTCGCGGGTCTTGCCGTCCGCGGGCCGTTCTCCTACGCACACTGTGCGTATCAACCGTGGGTGTCATACATACGGTTGCCCGTTGACACCTGCGTGGTCGTCATAACCACCCAGACCACACAGCAACCGAGGTCATGATGACCGTGGTTGCCCTCGGCCCGCGTGCCCCCAGGGGTACTGCCATTGTTAGTACCCCTCCGCCCTCGCGCGCTCCCGGGCGTCCTTGCGCAGCTCGACATCCAGGACCTCGTCCAGCAGCCAGCGGTAGAAGCCCTCGGACCGCTCGGACCGGGACCGGAACGCCAGGCCGATCAGCGCCCGGGCCGACACCGCCCTGGCGTCGTGCACCCCCCGGCGCCCCTGAACCTTGAACCAGCGGACCTCGTTCTTACTGAACCTGCGCAGCATGTTGGGCGAGTCCCGGTACCCCAGGGCCACGGCCACGTCCGCGGCGACGAACCAGGCGCCGTCCTCGTCGACGAACGCCCGCAACTCATTCTTCTCGTAGTAGAACAAAAGCATGGCTTCTCCTCTTTCCTTGTTGACCCGGCCGGGGCCCCGCGCTCAGCAGGACCCCGGCCGGTCATCGTGGGATCAGAACGGAGTGGTCGAGCTGTCGACCGGCTCGAACACCACCTCGTCGACCTGACCCCGCGGGCTGCCCATCAGCGGGGTGCCGTCGGGGTTGAACATCGGCTGCCCCGTCTCACGGTCCACGCGCTGACGCGGTGCGGCCACCGACGTCTTGATCGTGCACTTGCGACGCAGCATCAGCGCGAACAGGCGGTCGACAGTCGTCTTCAGCCCAGCCGCGTTGAGCATGGGCACCCGCTCGCGCGGGTCCTCGCGCCACAGGTCCACAGCCTCCAGCATCCGCCGGAAACCGGGGTTGAGGACCCGCGTGGTCCGCCCCTGCTCCGTGCGCTTGAAGTAGAGGACCGTGTACCCCAGCACGACGACACCGTGGTCGGGGTCGTTGGCGTCGTCGATAGTGTACGTGAGGACGGTCATCGGCAGGCCCTTGGACGACAGCCGGCACTCCGTCTTGGTGACGACGGCGTTGTGGTATCCGGGCTCGGGGGCGCGGAACGAGAACTCCTCCGCAACCTCCACCTGGGACAGGTCGAGGCCGTCCAGGGCGGTGAGGTCCGCGCCGGACGTACCGGCGGCGGTGGCGGGGAAGGCGGCGAAGGGGTCGTTGGCGGTCATGCGTTCTCCTTATTGGTTGTGGTGGTGCTGGTAGTGGCTTCGGTGTTGTGGGCGAGCATCCAGACCCGGCCCATGGTGGGGTTCTCCAGGAAGTCGGGGAAGTCCTTGACTCGACGCTTGGTGATGGCCCCCGGCAGGGCGAAGTCCGCTCGGACGGCGAACTGCCCGCTCTCCAACCTGCCCGACCTCATGTAGGCGACGAAGTCGAAGTTGGAGGGCATGTGCTTGTCGGACTGCTGGCCCCGGAAGGCTGGTCCGATCTCGGTCTCCCCGGTCACCGAGTTGGTGACCCGGGCGACGTGGGTGAGAGCCAGGAGGTTGACGCCATCGCATCGCATGAAGGCGTTGATCAGCGTCATGACATTGTCGTAGGCGTCGGTCCACGGCTTGTAGTTGTTGCCGGGATTGGCCGTACGGGACTCTCCCACGATGAGCTCCTGGAGCTTGTCGATGGTGTCGAAGACGACGGTGCGGTAGGGGAAGGACCTACTGTTCATCGTGGGCCGGACGACCTGGGAGATGAACCGGTGGGTGTCGGCCCAGGAGTCCAGGTGGATGATGGTGATCTTGTCCAGCTCGCCCCAGTCGCGCAGGGGCAGAGTGCCCCGCTCGAAGTCGAGGTAGAGGACGGGGGACATTTCGGGGACCCTGGATGCGGTGGCCGAAAAACTCGTCTTTCCGCTGCCAGCCCCTCCGTAGAGGAGTACCGAGATATCCTTGAGCTCCTGCGGGTACTCCGCCGTGAAACCGGCTGCCGCGAGCATCTTATCGAATGCCGCTGTCGACATCATGCCACCTCTCCGCCGCCGTCGGCCTCGTCGAGCGGGAACAGCGCCAGCTGCTTCCACCCGGGCAGGAGCAGGGTGTCGACCAGCTCGGCGCCCTCGACACCGCGCAGGCGCCACAAGGCCACCAGGCGCTCCAGGTCATCCTCAGTGCGCAAGTTGACCTCCTCGCCCCGGCTGGTCAGCGTGCACTCGATACGGTCGTGCTTCCTCGTGCCAGCCGGACGAGTCAGCGCGAGGACGAGCGGCTCGGTGTCGATGTTGAGCTCATTGGTGATGGTCCACATCGTGGTGCTGTCTCCGCACAGGAGCCGCACCTCCTCGCCATCGCTGACGATCAGGCCGGGCAGCCGCCCCATCCTCTCCAGGGCACGCTCAATGCCCCTGGTGCGAATCGCCGAACCCTTCATCGCGCCTCCCTCTCGATCCACTTGAGGACCTCGTCGTGGTAACCCGTGTAGGCGCGCGTCCAGCCCATCGACTCGCTCCACTCGAAGATGGCGGCGGCCCCGTTGTTCCCGGCGACCAGTGCCAACTGACGCCCGTCCTTGGTGTAGACGGCCCTGTAGCGGCCCAGGTTGTTGTGGTGCCGGTCGAGCGCCCACCCCGCCTTCCTCAGCGCCTCTTCGATCATGCCGATCACGGCATACCTCCCCATGCGGCCATGTCGGCCTCCTCCTTCTTCAGTCGCTTGCAGCGGTAGCAGCCGGGCGAGGACTCGTACTCCCCGCCCGACACCCCCGCCCCGTTATTCTCCTCGCCCCGAACCCGGGCCACGAGCTCGCTGAAACGGCCCAGGACGGCCTCGGCGACGGCCCGGCGGTACTGGAACACCAGCGTCCGGGCCGCGCCCGGCAGAACGTCCGTGGATGCGTCACGGGGGATCATGAGCAGGCTCGCCCTCTCCACCTCGTAGCCGTCGCGCTCCAGGGCGTAACCGTAGAGCATCATCTGCGCGTAGTACTTCCAGGCCGTCTCCCAGATGACCTTGTCCCGGTCCATCAGGACCGAGCCGTCCAGGCGGTTGTGCACGACGGAGGAGACCCCCGCCATGCGGGCCTTCGACAGGACCTTCCAGTCGATGACCTCCCGCCTGACGGTGTCGAACAGGTCGACGGTGCCCCTGATCGGCCCGTAGCCGTCGATCTGGGCGACGTCGACCCGCTTCTCCACGAGCAGCCGTCCCGCTCTCCCCTCGGGGGAGTTCGACAAGCGCTGCTGGGCGAGCAGGTGGAAGGCGGTGCCCAGCAGCGGGGCCAGGGGCGTGCCCGCCCGCCGGTCCTCGTAGGTGCCCCTGATCTTGTCGGCCAGGCAGCGCTCGCACACGTCGCCGATCTCGGAGGGGCCCACGTGGCGCTGCCGGTCCCGGTCGGTGGGGGCTCCGACGATCTCCAGCGCTCGGCCGGTGGCCTCAGAACCCCACATCACAGGCCCTCGTCTTCGCCGTCGCTCCGAACCCGCTGCACCAGGTAGGGCTCGCCGGGCTCGCAGGCGGCGTCGTAGATGTCGGGGAACCGCTCCTTCAGGGCCTCGACGTCGATGACCTCCTTGTACACGCCCATCCGTTCGTCCGTCGACACGAGCCTCTCGTCGAGCAGCGCGGCGGCGACGAAGGGGCGGAAGTGCGACCGGCGGGTGAGCACGGCGCCGTCGTAGCGGTCGAGTCCCCTCTTGGTCATCTCGGCGGCGATCGCCTGGTTGAGGCCGGTCAGCTGCCTGTTGACGGCGGAGCGGGCCTCGATGAGCCCGGCCCTCCGTTCGATCAATTCGGACAGTTCGGTGTCGTCCACGTACTGTTCCTCCCTTCCTTCTAGATGAGCCCTGATTCCGTCAGGGCGCGGTGCCTTTCGGCAAGTCTTCCGACGACGGTGTCGTCGATGGTCCCGGGGCACTGCACCAGGTAGCGCACGACACCCCACTTCTGCCCGGAACGGTGAAGCCGCCCTTGGGCCTGCTCGTTGATGACCAGGGAGGAGTCCCTGGACATCCAGATCTCCGTGTTGCAGTCCGTCTGGAGCCCGTCGACGCCCTCGGCGATGGCCGAGACGACGGCCAGGAGGATCTGCACCCCGTGATCGTCGCGGAACGTACGCCAGCCCTCGTGGTCGTCGCCGCTCACTTGCTCCACCCGGTAGCCCGCCTTCTCCAGGCGCCACCGCAGGGGGATGAGGAACTTGCGGGAGTGGGTGAAGACGATGACCCGCTCGTCGCCCAGGTCTTGGAGGATGTCGAGCAGGGCGTCGATCTTGCCGCTTTTGGCGTCCTTATCGAAGGTGACGACTTCTCGTACCCCGCCGGTTTGGGTGGTGTAGTCCATGACGACGGGCTGGGCGAGGGTGGCCTGCTGGAGGCGGGTGTCGAGGACGACGGGGAGGTTGACGGCCACGGGGG